TCGAGTTGCGCCAACAAATCCCGGTATTCGATGTTCTGTTCCACCGCTGCGACGGGATCGAGCCCGCGCATGATGACGAGCTGCGTCCAGGTGTACAGCCCCGCCTGCAGGCGCTCGGGCGGGATCCAGCAAGACATCGTTCGTCCGGCCGTATCTTCGAACACCACCGTGACCGAATCGATTGAGGAGCGGTCCGAGGCGTAGAACCACATGCGAAACTCGTCTGCCAGTTCGGCATCGCCGCCGATGTTCAGATCAGTGTTGTCAGGAGTCTTGTAGAGCCGCCACGAACCGCGCCCGTAGGCTGAAATGTGGATCGATCCGGATCCCGACTGGTAGTTGCCCGTATCGAACTGGAACGCCACAATCGAGCCAACAATCGCGTAGGTAAGCCCCACCTCGTCGAGAGCCGGCGCGTCCGTCAGTTCCAGGTGTGTGTCGTCGGTGATCGAGGCGATGGTGGTCTCGAAGACTCCTCCACTGGTCTCGATGCGGATGGTCATTCCAACCAGATCCGATACGGCGGACCACAGAGTTCCAGTGCCGACGAGGGTTGTTGAACCGTTGGCGATCTCGACCGTGCCTTCGTTGTAAATGGTGATCGGCGCACCTGGGTCGAGCACCAGGTTGTCCTGGAGCCAGATCAGCGTCCACGCCTCCGGATCTTCGCATTCCGCGACAAGGACGGTATCCTGCGCCCCGGCCACAACTGTCACGGGCGTTGCAGGAGGGGTGATTCCCCAGGTGTGGACGTTCGATCCTTCGACGAACACGCGTTTCGAGCGGTTCATCACCCAGAGAATCGAACGGTAGGTGGCAAGCCCGAGCTTGTAGCCGTCGAAGCCCGATGCGATCACGCTCCCGAAGGTCGATCCACCTCGCAGAGAACCACCGACACCCGCATACCGGTTGTTGCCCCACCTGTGGATCGCATGGACAACGGCGCCCATGCCGGATGCGACGATCGACGAGCCGCGGCGCGAACGCAGGGACCCCGCCGCATCAGGCCGGAAGTTCTGCACCATCGGCGAGTGCGGGTACTTCTGCAGGTCGCCAGGCGGGCGCAAATCCAAAGAGCCGGCCACAATTCGTTGCGGATTCGGTTGAAACGCCATCATTCCCCCCAGTACGCCGTGATCAGGTCTTCGATCGGCGCCATCATCTTTTCGATCAGCGCGGCCGTCTCGCGCCTCGCCCCGCGGCTTTCGGACTCGAGCGCTGCCTTCACCGCCGCGAGAACAAACAACTCGCCCAAGACAGATGGGAAGTCGACGGTCATGTTGCCGGTGGTGACTGCTGCCGGATGCTCGATGCAGATGACGGAGTACTCGCCGCCGTTCGCTGTAGGAGTGGGGTAGAACCGGACCACTTGCAACCCCTGCCAATTACCAACCCAGTGCGTGGGATTGTCGCCGGTCTCCGTATGCCAGTCCCGACTCAGCGCTTCCATCTCGCCGATGTTGGCTTCGGATAGCACGAGGTCCTGCGTCGACACCTGGAGCGTAGCCACGTGCCGAGTTGGCCAACTGTAGGTTGCCTGGTTCCCGGTGAACGCATTGTTGCGTCGAGCGGAGGCGATCAGCCGGTTTCCGCGGCCCAATTCCTGAGCCAGATCGTCCATCGCCTGCACTAAATGAGCGTTGTCCCACCAGATCATGGTGGCTTCGCTCGATGCGTTCAGAAGCGGATAGCACTCGGCCAAGGCCGCAGCCAGGTCAATCGCCATACTTCACCTTCTTCGCGCGCGAGAAATCCGGGATCCGGATCTCGGGTGGAGACACGTCGTACCCCATCGTCTGGCACCTGGCGCGCACGACCGCCGCACACTTCTGCGCCGCCGTCCAGAATGCGTTGAGCCGCTGCATGTCTGTCTGTAGAGGCGTGGCGCCCTCCTTCAGCCGCGCGCGGACTACTGCCCAATCCACCAAGACCGAGTGATACTCGGCTGGAATTTCCGGCCCTTCCGTGGGAATGGTGGCTGGAGCCGCCGCATACAGGATGTCGAGGGACGTCGGCGAAGCGACCTTCTTGTAGACGTGCAGCAGGCCTACCCCGGACACGCCATAAGAGACCGGAACGCCGGTTTCCCCCATCCAATACAGGCTGTATGCGGTGAGATCCGCCAGCGTCTTGGGTTCCAAACGCCGGCCGTTCGACGTGAGACGGACAGTGAACGGGACAATGAGATCAGCGATTCCGAGCGCCTGGAATGTCGTCGCCGCGGCGAGGGTGATCGGAGCGATCCGCTCGATACAGAGAGTCGCCAAGGCGAAGATCTGCTGCGCGCGGTCGAGCGCCACGTAGGCATCCCCCGCAGTGTGGAAGCCGCCCGTATCAGCGGCCTCCCCAAGGTCCCCAAGAACCGCATCCTTCAACTCAGCGCGCGTCATGGCGTCACGTCGACCGATACCCACTCGTAAGCGGATACGGAGTTCTGCCGGCACAAGGACAAGTAGTCGTCGCTGCCGCCGCCGTGGGTCACCATCCATAACCCTCCCAGGGTGGAGGAACTGCAAGATGGTCTGGATCCAGCTGCCCCCGAATTCAGTTGAATGAACGAGCCGATCACATTGACGCGGCCTGCGAAATGCGACGTTCCACCCTGCACCCAGAACGAGTACGGGTTGGTGATGGTGACGTTTGTGCCCGCGACGGGAGCCCCCGCGATCGCGACGGTTGCGGCTGCCGAGACCGTTTTGGACGATCCGGCCGTGTAGGTCGGGATGCCGTACATCACGGAAGTCTGGTCCGGAGAGGTCGACAGCAGGCCGATAGTCGCTGCCGCGGTTTCGATATGCCGGTAGTCGTACACAGCCGTGAGCGTTGGGGCCACGTAGATCGATTGGGATAGACCGGTGGCGCTGGACTGGTTGATGCTGCCGGCGACTTCGAGTTGCCGCCATGCACCGGAACCCGAAGTAGGCGCGAAGGCGGAAGTCAGAATCAGGCCGGATCCGGTGGAGGAAGTGAAGGACCTGTTGCCGTTGAACGAGATGACGATATTGTTGCCCGAGGTAGATCCAGAACCGGTCGAACGAATAACCAACGCGCTGCCGCCGATCCCAGCCCCGTTAATGAACTGCGAAGTCGCGAAAGACAAAGACCCGTTCATCGTGACGGAGTTGCTGAAGGTCTTCGAGCCAGCAAACGTCTGAGTTCCGGTGGTGACGAGGCCTCGGTTCGAGCCAGAGGCATCGGGAATGTTGAACGTGTGCGTGTTCGACGAGCTGGAGATTCCGAAGTCCGATCCAGACGTGCCCGTCGCGAACGTTTGCGTGGCTCCGGTTTGGGGAGATCCCGAGATTCCCAGCGAGGTGATGCCACCGCCGCCGCCCGAGCCAAGTTCGACCCACGCGCCGTTCGCCCGCACGGTCAAGGCGTCGCTCGTATCGTTGTAGAGAACAAGGCCGTCAGGAGGCGACGAAATCGCGTTGCGCTCCGTGGTGGTCATGCGCGGCGGCAAGAATCCGCGCGTGGTGCTGTCGATTTGAACCTGAGCAACAGCATTCGGCGATTGGCACCCGAAGCACATGCGCCCGTTAGAGACCGCCCGCCAAGCGACCGTTGCGCCGTTGTTGCCAACCTGCGCTTCGATGTAATCCGAGGTCCCTACGCCATACGTTGAGCGAAGCTGGAGGTTCGAGGAAGCCGAGCCGCCGCCCGAAACAAGAGGCAGCAACGCGGTCGACGTTGAGACGATGTTGCCGACCAGTAGATACATCGGTGGAGGCACGACCAGGGCGTCCGGGGTGTCTGAGGAATGCGCCAAGAGGGTCCGATTAGTCACAAAATCCCAGATGTAGAACCTCGCCAAGGAGAACCCTCCCGAATTCGGGTAGTTGCCCTCGCTTCCGATCTCGTAGGACGACCGCAATGCGGTGCCGTTCGAAGGGTTGTAGGCAGCAAACCGAATCACGGGGTTGTAGTACTTGCTCGTCGCGGTTACCGGGCTTGTGACGCCAATCCACGTTTGCGCTGGATCTGTGTCCCCCGCCGCATCCGGCTGCCCGGCTGCATTGTCCGTCTGCATCTGGATCCACCCGCCAGCCACACTGGTTCTCGGGTACAGGTAGATTCCGTTGTCGCCGAACCGCGTAAGCCAATTCCAAAGAGTCGTTCCGTTCCACGTCTGGAAGTGGGTCTGCGAACTGGTATTGGTCTGAATCGAAAACGAGTACCCGGTCGAGGCAGCAGCAGCCAGAGTGGCAGTGGTTCCTCCGTTGTTGGTGACTAACCCTGCAGCATCGGCAGCGTAAACCTCGAACTGCCCGTAGGTCGGCGCACCCGTCGCCCCGACCCTGAAGGTCGTCGCGGAGGAATTCGTGGTGAGGTTCTTCGATGCCATCGAAGTCGGGAGCCGTGCATCGTTGAGCGTGCCCGAAACGATGTCCGTCGCGACGATCTCATCCCACGCGGGCGCGGTCGCGTTGGTGCCGTCCCCGGTCTGCCGCATCCACTTCCGCGTGGTCGTCGTGTTACCCGCCAGCCTGGTCCCGACACCCGAAGCGCCACCGTAAATGGTGTCTCCGACCGTCGTCATCGGGTTGGTCATACCCGAGCCTCCGCCTTGATCGGTCCCGCAGGAAAACGCCCGCGTCGAATCGTCGTACAGCAGTTTTGCCGTGGTGGGGTTGTCGCAGTCAGGAATGGTCACTAAAACGAAAGCGGAGCCGTTGCCGATCGGCACAGCGTTGTTTGTCGTGCCGCCGAGCGCAGAGAAAACTCGAGCATTCGTGAAGTACAGGTTGCCACTTTCCGTGATCTCGCTCGATACGTAGCCCAGAAGAGTTTTTATGTTAGCCGCGGTCAGTTCCGAAGGAGCGGCCGAACTGCCGGAAACGTTGCCAAGCACCCGGTTGTTCGCTATGTTGGCGATCTTCGGCAACGTTACGGCGCCGTTCAGGATCTTGACCGTAGTGACCGCATCGCTGGCGATCGTCAAGGCCACCGAACCCGCCGAAGAGGTCACCTCACCGGTGTGCGCCGGCATCCGTCCTGCCGGAATCGTGCCGGTAGCGAGATCCGCAGCCGACGCCGAGGTCGCAATGGTCTGCAGAGCCAGCAGGATCCGCACCTGGGACGCATTCAGGGCGATCGGTGGTCCCGAGGAGCCGACATTATTACCCAGAATCGTGAGATCCGCCTGATTTGCCAGCTTCGGGAGCGTCACAGTCCCATTGGTTAGGTCACCACCGCTACCGGAAGCCGCGATGTTCGCAAGACCCAGGTTGCCGCGGGCCGTTGCGGCGCTGGCTAGATCCGACAGGTTGTTTGCCGCCTGCAAGAAGGCCGACGACGCGAGCAGCGCTGCGCTACCCAGACCCAGGTTCGATCGAGCCGTGGGCACCGACCCGAGATCGGAGAGGTTGTTCGCGGTTTGCAGGATTGCCGAACTGGCCAGAAGCGCCGCGGACCCAAGCCCAAGGTTGCTTCGCGCCGTGCTCGCCGATCCGAGGTCCGAAAGGTTGGAAGCAGCCGCCAGGCGGGCATTGATCGCCGCCTGCACGTCCGTTTGGCTGCTGAGAGTGCCTGTGATGGTCCCCCAAGCCACGCCCGCGCCAGAGCCAGACGCCGCCGCCGTGATCCGCCCCTTCGAGTCCACCGTGATGTTCGCATTCGTGTAGGACCCGGGCGACACTGCGGTATTGGCCAAGGTCAGCGAAATGGAGGTCGAACCGGTACCGGAGGCGTCCCCGCTAATCGTTATGGACTGGTTCCCGGTGAGATAGGCCTGCGCCTTGACGAAAGCTGTGGTCGCGATCGCGGTGGAGTTGTCCCCGCTCGAAACTGTCGGCGCTGTCGGGCTTCCGGTCAAAGCCGGCGAGGCCAGGTTCGCTTTCAGGTTGAGCGCATTTTGCAGGTCGGTCTGGTTGGACAGGGTTCCCGTGATGGTTCCCCACGTCCCGCCGCCGCCGGCGGAACAGGCTGCAGAGCCCAGAGTGCGGGCTGTGACCCATGTTGCGCATTGGCCAACAACGGGATTGCCGTTGATGGTGGGATACCGAAACGGTCCCGTGGGAGCGGTCGGTGGAATGGTCGGCTGCGCGCGCAGCGACACGAATAGAAGCAGCGACACGAGCGCCGCTCGCACAAACATCATTTTGGAAGCTCCCGGTTTAACGCGCCAGGCGCTTGCGATCGTGGCGAGTCATCGAGTCCGCCGCTCGCAAACGATGCACGGTTCGCGCCGCGTCCTGAGTGACCATCTGACGGATGTATCGCTCGGATTCGCCCAGGTAGAACGTAGGATCCTGCTGTACCGCAGGCTCCGCACAACATTTGGCGGATGCCAGGGCCAGAATGGCGTCATCACTCACCCACGGCAGGGGCAAACCGCTGCCGTTTGTCCCGTCGTACCCCATGGCCGACTTCTGAAAGCGGTATGGGTACGAGTATCCACGTTCCGGGATCGGATACAGCTCGATCTGCTGCACCACCGGCTCCACTTCGCCCTCAATCGCCGAGGACGCTGGCGCCCAGACGGAGGGCTCGCCAAACTCATCCCTTTCGACCGAGTGCTCGTCGATCTCCTGCTGTGACCACCGCAGCAGGGGAAGCCCTGTCTCCGGATTCGTCACCGACTCAATCGACTTGCACGACGGCGGCAGATCGTAGACGTTGCGAAAGACGTAGCCCGCGACGTCGGCTGCGGTGTCTTTATCGTAGCTGCGATCCAGTGCCATGGAGGTTCCAGAGGTCACTTCGACGATGGTGTACGTCCCATCCAGTCCTGCAATGCGGAATCGGCGATTCTCCCATGCAGCATCAAATCCAGTGCCTGTCACGGTCACGGATCCTTGAGTTACAGTCAGTCCATCGACGTCGACCTTGGCAACGGTCTGGATTCGCCCGTCGCCCGACAACTGCGACCAGCTTTGCCGGTCGAGAATTTGGTTGTAGGCCCCTTGGATGTTGCTGGTGAGCAGATCCAGGTGCAGCACCGGATAGCGCTGCTTCAGGAGTTGCCGAATCTGCCCCCAGGTTCTTGCCATTGTTTAGTACAGAGCCAGCAGGTTGGTCGCCGTCGTTCCGGTCGCGTACACCTTCACCGCCTTGATCGGCATGAACGTGCCCACCGGAACAGCCGCAAACGTCGCTGTGGTTCCATCCTCCATATCCACCTTCACCGCGCCGGCTCCTCCGACGTAGATCCCGCGGGGTCTACCGGAGATCGACGCATTGGAATCGTGCGGAGTGATGGCCGCCGCCCCATCGTAAGGGGCGGACGGGTTGATTGCTTTTTCAGCGGCCGCCATTAAGCAGCCGCCTCGACTTTGGCGACATCGCTGTCTGCATCCAGGAAGATGGCCTTCCATGCCGTCGCCGAGATACAGATGGCTATCACCGTGCTGTTGGCCGCGATCGCCGACTCAGCCGCCGCGCCGCTTCCGCCGTTGATGGCGATTGTGGCCGGGTCCGAACTGCGAAGTTCGTAGCCCGTGGCGCCGTTGTTGAGAATCACGATCACGCCAGGTGTCGGCGCTGGAAGAATCACGATGTGATTCGCATTCGCCGATGTCACCTGGATGAACTGCAGCGCGGGACCGCTGGCGATGGTGCCGGTGCCAGTCCCATCTGCGGTTGCCGTCCGCGCGATCGCTGCCTGCGAGAACCCTGCGGCCGCGAGGGCCAGGGCTCCCGTAAGAGAGGCAGCGCCGCCGACAGACAGGTTGCCCGACAAGGTGAGGTGAGTGAGGTTCGTTTCTCCCTGGACAGGCATCTACACCCCCTGGTTGCCCGAGAATCCCTGCCAACGGCGGTGGCCGTAGGAATTCCGATACCGCATGGCAGTCTTCGCCGCTTCGGAGTCGTGGTCGACCGTGCCGGTGGTGTACGGCAGCTTTCGGTTGTACCAGATGAGCCCCGTTTGCTTCGGCTTCGCGGACAGGAACCACGCATACGGGTTCGTGAGGAAGTTCCACACAAACGGCGTGGGCATGCCGGCTTCGGCAAACTTGAAGCTGTTGATCGTGTGGTTCGCCGTATACGCCTGGTTCGCGCCCTTCAGAAGCTCCACGGCCGTGAACTGGTTTTGCGGAGCGACGATCAGCTTGTCGCATTCCGTTCGTACCAGCTTGCCCGAATCGTCCCGCTGGAGGGCAAACTCGATCAGGCCGAGCTGCAGGCTGGTGACGCCGAGTTGCGCGGTCGTCATCAGATTGCTTTGCGAACCGCCGCCCTTCGGGATCGGGTGATCGGCCGCACACAAAGCCTTCGTGTCTGGGCCCGCATAGGCGCCGGCGGTGAATGCGTTATTCAACACGCTCGCCGCCTGGATCTCGCGAGTGTGGGAGACCGTGCGACCCAGTTCGCTCGTGAAGTACGCGATCAGGCCCCACTTGTCGTCTTCAATCAAAGTCCGGTCGACCTTGAAGCCCAACCCGAAACGCTTGTGCTTAAAGGTCTTCGGGAACGTCTGCATCGCCTGGTCGTACTGCACGTCTTCCCCGACGCCGATGAGGCGAGCGAGCCCGAAGCCGGTGGCGCCAGCGAACTGTTCGATGGAGCTCTCAGAGCCCTTCACGTTGAAGATCTCCGGATACTTTGGCGTGTGGTCCTGGAACTCCTTCTTGACCATCGCACGGAGCATCGGGAGAGCGGTCTCCTCGAAGAAATATGAAAATTGTCCTTCGATATGCATGGTTAGACCCCCGCGACTCCCGGCGCATTGCGATGCTTGTTGAAGGTGATGAGAGTGCGGCAGTAGTTGCCGTACTCGTTGGTCGGATCCTGGACCGCCTGGTGCGCCTTCACATCCAGAGCGTTCGAGGTGTTGATCGTGGAGTAGTCCACCTGATGAGCCGAAAGCCCCGTCACGGCGCTGCCGGCGCCGAGCGTCAGGTTTGCGTTGAGACCTTCGTCGACCTCGGCGAAGGCTCCGGACATCTGCGCTACGAAGACCGCGCCGGGCGACACCACGATCGGGTGTTCGGTTTCGGTTGATGCGGCGCCGCCTTTGAGAGTGACACCGCTATAGAGAGTCGTTCCGGGCGTGATGACCTTGTCCAGACCACCGGAGGCATTTCGGGCAACCGCGTCGTACAGAAACAGCGCTGTGCCGTATGCCGCCAGTTTCTTGAACACCTGGATGCGGATTTCCCCGCCATCCAGAGTGCGCATTGTCGGGACCAGGCCGCACGGATTATTCGTGTTGGCCATATTCCTCTGAAAACTGAACTGCAGCTAGGTACTACAAACTGTCTTCCGTGACGCCCCGGTCGGGGTCGCTGGAACTGGCGCGAGGCGGACGCTTGCCGCTCTCGACGTAACCTTCATCAACCTTTTCCTCAAACGCGGAGACAATCTCCTGTTCAAGTGATGCCGTATGGCCCTGGATGCGCTTGTCGAACTTGCGCGCCTCTTCCAATGGCTTGATGCCGAGCCACATGTCACCAAGAACGACCCGTTTGCCATCTTCGTCCTTTGCGGGCTCATACCCGCAAGTCGTAAGGCGACGACTCGCTTCGTCGTTCATCCAGCAGTGTTTGTACCCCGGCGGGGTGTACCGCTTGGCAAGCTCGACATCCGGCTTTGGCGCGTTGAACCGCTCATCGTCGGCCAGATCAGCTTGCCGCTGGTCGTACAGCTTCTTGTCCGATTCGTCGCGAACAACTTCCACCCGCGAGGTCGCCTGCCCTACCCGCTCGGCAATCCTCTGCTCGATGCCTTCGTCCGTGATCGCGAACAAGGGAACGTGCGCGGGATTCAGGACCCCATCTGCCACAAGATCGCCGATGCGCTTGCCGTCCAGGTGGCATTCCATGATGTCCGGCGGCGGCGCATCAGTGTTTCGATGGATCTTGGACTCTCCAATTCCACCGCCTTTCGAAATCACCTTTCCCTTAGAGGAGGCCATTACCACTCCCTCCCCTTGTTCGCTTTGATCTTGGCGAACTCTTCAGGGGTCAGGCCAGCTTCAGCCCCGAGCTTGGCCAGCATGTTGCGGTCATTCTTGTTCAGCCCGGCCGTATCCCGCGCTCCACCGGACCGCCCGCTCGGGCCTTGCCGATTGATCCTGGAATCGCGATCCTCGCGCCCCTCTTGTCCGCCGCCGCTCTGCTTCAACTTGCCCTCCGCTCGTTCCGCCGCCCACTCAATCGCCGCTTGCCGATCCATCTTGGGATACTGCTTTGAGATTGCGACCAACTCTTCATTCACAGCCGCGAGGCGATCACCGTCCGCCATGCCCTTTTTCCCGAGAATTGCCGCCACGCCGGCCAGCTCCTCATCGCGCGCTGCCATCCGCTGGTCAATCAATCGCGAGACGCGATCCTCGACCATTCGTTCGACATCGGCCTGCCGAACAAAGCCCTTCGCCGCAATGGCCTTCGAACCTTTGGCGCTGAGATCGTCAGCAAACGCCGCAGGATCTTCCTCTTCTTCATCGCGCTGCTGCTGCCCGCGCTCTTGTCCCGCCGACTCAGCTTTTTGGGCCTTCTCGGACCAATACCGGGCGTTCTGCTCGTGTTCCTTGGCCAGGCCGCGCGCGGACTCTACTTCCTTGCGGAGCGCCTTGATTTCCTCTTCCAAGAGATTCGGCTTGGCATCTTCGCCCTCGCCTTTTCCTTCAGAACCAGTGCCGCCATCGGAGCCGTCTTCGCCGGTCTCGATGTCTTCGTCGTCGTCGTGGTACGCCATCTACAGTCCTTTTTGGGCCCCGAACTCAGTGCCGCGGTAGCGGTCTTTCTGTTTCGGCCGGATGGCGTCGCTGCACACCGGACATAGCACCTGATATATGCCGTCCACGGGACCGTGGACGTACATCCCTACATAACGAGCACCCAGGGAAGCTTCAAGCTGCTCATGGGTTTGGTTGCACACTTGACACCGGTCCGGAAACACGCCGGTGGACAGTAAGTGCAAGGCCTTGGCGTGCCATTCGAGACAGTTGAAGCAGATGGTGACCCCACCCGGCATTTCCTGCACTTCGAGCGGCGGACGCTGAAGCCCGCAATAGTTGCAGTGAATGGCGATCGCGATCAGGAGCGACATTTCTGGGTTGCCGATTTCATTTCGCCGGCGAGAATGGCAGGTATGCCAAGGATTTGCCGCAGAGCCTTGATCTTGCCGCGCGTCTCGTCATCATTCGAACCGATCAGGTCGTCAATCCACTGCCGCTCCATCTTCCGCAGCCGCGCTTCGAAGAGATGCCAGCTACCCGACGCCTGCATGTCCGCCAAAGCCAACAATTCCAGCTCGTAATCAGCCTTTTCCATTGGCCCCTCTCCGCATGAGAAGACTCGCCACCGCTCGCGCGATCTCCAATCGGATCTCAGGCGTTACGTCCCCATGAAATACGATGTCAAAAACAGGTTCACCATTGACCACCACCTTACAGATGGGCCCGTAAAGCTGCAGAAAGCTCACATTTGCCCACTCTTGCGGGTCTTTGTATTCAACAGCCATCACATACCTCCCGAATCACCGGTTGGACCCATCGGGCCACCGCCGCCGCCCATCAGAGCTTCGAGTGCCCCACCTGGGCCCGCGAGAGCCTGCATAGTCGCCTGCTGCAGGGCCTTATCCCTCTTCTGTTTCTGGTGGTCGACCACATGCGCCAGCATCTTGCTGATCGCATCCGCGTCGGGCTCTTCCCCGCGCTCCACCGCCCGCTCTTCCTTCGCGATCCGCATCAGGTGATCCATGATGTGGAGTTGGTCATTGTCCATCGGATGGATCGCGATGTCTTCGCCCTGCAGCACCAGCGCCCATTCCTGTTCCGGCCGCTTCGGAACTTCCAGGTCCGGAGGTTCAGGGACCAGCTCACTGAAGTCGCCAGCGTCGAGCGCCTTGTGGAGCTTGTTGCCGGCCACCCACAGCGCCTTGGGATTCTGCGCTACCAGCGGATTCGCGATATCCATCTGGTAGACCTGGATCGCTTCCTGCTTCCTGGCCTGCTTGGACCAGACGGACGTCGCGAACTTGATGGCGAAGTCGTAGTTGCCACCCCGCTCCTTCAGAGTGAGAACCGCTCCACCCTGGTCCACATCGAACAGACCCTTTGCGTCCTCTTCGGTCACGCGGAAGAAGTCCCGCTCCGATGCGAAGCAGCAGGACAACTCCCACACATCCTGCATGAAGATGGAGAGCCACTCTCGCAAAAGCGTGGTATCGAGTGACACACCGACATTGCTCTGCTCGATCAGCGCGATCTGCCCGCTTGCCGTGGTGACATTCGGCTGAGATCGCCCAAGGTTCTGTTCTGTGAAGCGCGAAAGGCGTTCCGCGTATCCAAGGATCGCCTGCGACCGCTCGACAAGCGGCGCGAGGTTCGCACCGATTTTCAACTGCTGCACGTTCGACGGATTCGCACACGGAATCGCCATCGCCGCTTCCAGTGGCATCTTGCCCGGGTCCCATCCGTCCGCGGGGTCATACAACACCGGAGGCATCGCCGTGATGCGCGAGATCTGGTCGAACAGCCGCTCGTTCTCATCCAGCGAGTTCTGCAGGTTGTACAGAGACTCGCCGAGTCCTTTCGGCCATGCGGAACCGTCGATCGACATCGACATCTCACTGAACGGCCGCCGCCGCCGCGACTTCGGGTACAGGTCCGCTAGCAACTGGACCCCGATCACCTTCTTGAGTTCCGGGATGAACTGCACAACGATCTCGGTTTCGCGCATTTGCCGCGCGTCGAAATCATACTCGTCCCCGTCCTTATCAGGCTTCAACCTGCGCCAGCGACCGTACCACTCGTGAATGCGCAGGCACTCCTCAGGCGACGCATTGGTGTTCCGATCAACGCCCTCCGCCCGATCCTGTGTAAGTTTCAGTGTGTCGGCGGTCCAGTCCCGCGTCGCGCCGGCGCGGGCGTGCTGCAGGATGTTCTCGAAATCGTCCTTGATGCCGAAGAATCGCCCCTGTTCTTCGCCTTCGAGCAAGTCGTCCGGGCGCAGCCAGTAGCGGCGAATCACCCACGAAGCGTGGTGGAGCGATCGCGAGTTGTCCGCCGGCAGAATGATGTCATCAGGGTCAAGTGGCTCGATGGCAGGACCCTCGTAATCGATCTCGGAATCCGTCCCACCCTGCTGCGTTTCTCGTTGCTCAACCCTCCACGGGCGATAGACGATTCCGCGACCAAAAAACACGGTGATCCACACCCACACAATGATGGGCATGGTGGCGCGCATCCGCGTGAACACGAGCCAGTTCATGTAGCGGGAGATTTTGTGGACCGTCCGGTGGTCCGAAGGCCCTACTGGAACGCCGGTGACCTCGGCATCCTGCCCGAGGATCAGAGAAACAATCTGCGCGAGCTTTCCGGAGACAACCCACTCCATCATTGGGACCGAGAACGCAGAATCCCCGGCCTTGATGGCGTCGTCGCAGAGTTGCCGCCAGATCTTCAGATACCTGTCGAACCGATGGATCCGCTTGTCGTGGTCCGAGATCGCGGCATTGTAGTTCTGCTCGATGCGCTGGCCAAGCCTGGAAAGCTCGGCTTCGGAAAGTGTGATTTGATCCGCCACCAATCCGACATAACGACCGGCACCAGATCCTTCAAGCTACTTCCAGCCGCGCACAGCGCCATTGCCCTTCCGGCCAGGTGCATCCTGGTCGTCGGGATCGCCGTGAAAGACAGTCCGCGCGATCAGTGGTTCGAGCGGCGCAAATCGCAGGCCGATGACCGCAAGGGCCAACGCGAACACAAGGTCATCGTGCTCGCCTTCCTGCGCTTTTTGCTTGCCGTCGCTCCAAGTCACGAACACCCGGCATTCGTGGAGTGTGGCGGGATGCGTAATGTTGACGGACTGTTCGCGGATCGCGGACTCGAGCGCAGAGATGAGCTGCGGACGGGATACGGACGTTGTAGCCCACCCCAGTTCTTGCAAAAGGGGCGCGCGCCTGTCATCGGCGTCCCTGTTGCGCTTGAAGATCCACTTCGCCTCAATCTGCAGCCGAATCAGTTCCTGTAGAACTGCAATACCCGGCCCATTGGCTTCCGGGACCAGGAAGGCATTGTTGTACCAGCGGTGCAGGGCGAGAATCTGTAACGCGAAAGCGGCCGGCTCCAGGCGAACCTTAACAGCCGCGACCTGCTCGCCGGTCACGCGATCGAGCACAACAGCCGCGCAATAGTCCGGATTCGGAGTCGCACCCTTGACCGACACGTCAATGCCTTGCGCAGCGTCGATCCCTATCACATAACGATGATTCGGCACCGGCCGCCGAAGAACCTGAACAAAGCCGCCGCCGTCCCGCCGCGGAATGAACTGCCGGATGATTCGCGGCCCAAACTCGCGTTCCTGGATGTCACCCGACGTCCACTCTTCGGCGATCGGCATAGCCGACAGGCAGGCCATATCGAACACCGTGCGTCCGCTGGTCAGGAATGCCTCTTCGGCGCATGCCGGGAATTCCTGCTCGAAGCGTCGCTTGTCGCCGTCGAGGTCTGTCTGGATCTTCCATCGCCGCCAATTAAGCTGCTCGATGGTGATCCCGTATCGCTCGATGAGCCGCTCCTCTTCCTCGGTGGTGTCGAAGCGCCCGGTCACAGGGAACACGTACTCCGGGTTCTCCCACCAGGCGAAGAACATGCCGAGCCAGCCGGATCCGTTGTCCGGGTCCATTGCCCGCTGCCACTGCTCGTAGAACGGCCCGCCCATGCCGTTCGCGGTGGACTCGTCGATGATCATCGTGCCGGGAGCCAGCGGTACCGCAGAAAGGAGCCCGGTGCGCAGCGTCTTGGCATCGCGCCAGAACGCGCATTCGGAATTGTGGAGGTATCGCAGGGATTTGGAGCGGCCGCCGCGGGTGTTCTCGGCGCTCCCGAAAGTGATCTCGCCGCCGCCCTCGTAGCGAATGTAGCCCTCGGACTTGGACGGCACGCTCTCACCAATCCGGTCCAGCTTCCGAACCCCGCAGAATGGCTTGTACGAAAGCTCGAACTGCATGTAGTAGTCGAAGATCGCCGCCGTCGAGACCGCCAGGTGAGCGAAGACCTTGGCGTTTTGACCTTCAACAAATGCGCATCGCTTCCATACTTCGGTCGCCGCGGCTACACTGCAATGCACTTGACGGGCCTTAAGGACGATGATCCGGACGGGAAGGTCTTTGTTCTCTTGCTTCTTGATGTACTGATTCAGCTTCACCTGTGCGGGAGTGAGCCGTACAGGAACCTGGACGCCTTCCTTGTTGCGAATCTCGATCGCTTCGCGGCAAAACAACTGATGGTTGCCCCACGCGCGCAGGATCTCAGCAGCGTGCGGGATCATGCCGGCCTCCTCAAATACTGTTCCATGGCGCGCATCGCCGCGATC